ACTTGACATAGAAAAAGAGTTTGATATTCCATGTATAAACTATTCAGACAGTAAGATTGGTGATGAGATCATCAAGAAGTATTATTCTGAAGAAAAGAAGATAGATATCAAAACACTTCCTAGAAAAGGTAAATTTAGATCTCATGTATATCTGAGTAAATGTATAGCTCCTTACGTGCAGTTTAAAACTGTTCAGCTAGATCAGTTTCTTAAAAAACTGAGAGGTATGAAAATGGGAATGACAGATGATTTCAAAGAACAAATACATTTCTATGATAATGTGTATTCATTTATGAAAGGTGGATTGCACACAGAAAACAAACCAGAAGTGTTTGAGGAGGATGAAGATCATCTCATCATCGACTGGGACGTTTCTAGCTACTATCCTGCCATTATCATCAACAACAAGCAGTACCCATATCATTTAGGTAAAGAGTTCCTTACAGGCTATAAAAAGATGTATGAGAAGCGTCTTGAACTAAAGCCTTTTGCAAAGAATGATAAGAAGATTAGAGGTATCGTTGGTGCGTTGAAGCTTGCTGTAAACTCTGTGTATGGTAAATCTAGTGACATGAATAGTTGGATATATGATAGACAACTAACTATGTTTACAACCATTACAGGGGAATTGTCCTTGATGATGCTTATTGAAGCGTATGAAGCTAAAGAAATACGTGTCATATCAGCAAACACTGACGGTGTAACAATCCAAATCCACAAAAGTAAACTAGCTGAGATGGATAAGATTAATGCCTGGTGGTGTAAGATTACAGGGTATGAGCTTGAAAGAGCTGATTACAAGAAGATTATATTCTCAACAGTTAATGATTATTTAGCAATTAAAACAGATGGTGAAATTAAAAAGAAAGGAGATTTTCTCACAGATTTTGAACTTCATAAGAACAAGTCCGCCAGAATTGTGCCTCTTGCTCTTGAGCGTTACTTTGTTGACGGTATTGATATTGCTGAAACTATTCTTCTTCATAGAAGTCCTTATGATTTTTGCATAAGACAAAAATCAACAAGTGATTTTCACTATGAAGGTTATAGAAAAAGCATGGAACCATCCGTCTACAATAAGCTTATTCGCTACTATATAACAAGTGGTGGTGATGGTGAGAAGCTATTGAAAATCAAGAACCAAGAATCAGATTCAACTGCACCAAGCAGCTCACAAGTGGAGGCTGGTGATTGGTTGTGCAAGGTGGTAAACTATCTTCCTGCAAATACAGATGTTAAATCAATGAATATCAATTATCAGTATTACATTGATAAGGCTGAAAGTCTTGTGCTGAAGATTGTTACAAAAGGTAAGAAACGGAAAGTAGAAAGAATACCTAACCAAATTTCTTTATTTTAATTATGGAAGAAGAAAAGTCTTATACACAAATAGAAACACTACCTCCTGCTAACTTTATTCCTGTACATATAAGATCAATGAAGATTCCAACAGCAAGAGGTAGTAGATACTTTGATTTGTATGGTGTAGTGCATGTAGTAATATATTCTAAGCCAGACACAATTAAGTTAATGCCTATCAAGGAAAATGCTATGATTGATGTTTGGGAAGTGGATGAGTTTAAAAACCAAGTGAGGCTTTTAAAATTCACACATGTTCCACATCCTCCAATAAATAGAACAAATGTTTCAGAACATCTTCTGGAATACCAGTTCAATATTATTGGTAAAACAATGGCAAACACTGTTACAGAACAATCATGGAAGAAAGAATGGAAACTAACTAAGAAGCAAAAAGAAATATTCAAGAGCTATGCCCTTGGAATATTGAAAAAAGTTTTTAGATTCAATGGTGCAAAAGCTCGTGAAACATACGAGTTCTTTGATAAAAACTTTGGACTTCTAACACTTTGAGTAATGGCTGGTTTTCTTCTAATCTATTTTTTGTTTAGTACTGCATTATTAATTGCATTAGTAGAATTTATAATTAAACATGATAGAAAACGATGAACACAAACGAAGATTACGAACACGAACATGTTAGAGAAGCTGCTATCATACGATTGCAGAAGATAGAAGAAGTGGAACAAGCAAACCACGAGTATGAGAAAAGAAAACCTGCAAAAATCATCCTAACTACAGAGAAGAAGAACAATGAAGTTCAATGTGACACCCTCCCATTTTGAACAACTTCTCAAACAATCCTATAGTCTAGATCACATTTTCTTATTAAAGCTTGTAGAGGCCAATGTTGACATACAACCATTAACAGATGGAAGTATGAAGATAGCTGGCCTCTACCAGTCTTTAGTCAGGAAAGGTCTTGTCTCTGATGTAACACAAGAGATTACACAGATAGGAAGAGAGTTGTTAACATTTGCTGATTCAGAGGTGAAAGAACCTATGAAGAAACTAAAGCAAAAATCATCAGACTTTGAAAGCTGGTGGAATGCATTCCCATCTACAGACAACTTTGAGCACAAAGGAAAGAAGTTTCCTGGGTCAAGAGCTTTAAAGAGATCTAGAGAGGATTGTAGAATCAAATTCAATAAGATTCTTGCTGAAGGGGAATATGTTGCACAGGACATTGTTGATGCTACTAATCTAGATGTATATCTAAAGAAGGAAGCTTCTATACGAAGTGGTGATAATAAGCTCAGTTTCTTACAGAATAGTTTCACTTATCTTGTACAGAGAAGTTTTGAGCCTTTTATAGAAATGATTAAAACAGGAGTGGAAGTACCTAACGCACAAACAAAAAGATCAGTGGACATATGAGTTTCGAAGCACTTAAGAGAGAAGTAGACAATGGTCTAAATGGTAGAAACAATGGTATTCCTATGGGATTTCATCGTCTTAATAGATACATAGGTATTCGTAAGAGAATGTACTTTGTAACAGGTGGTTTGACAGGTTCAGGTAAGACTAGCTTTGTTGACGATGCGTTTGTTTTGAATCCTTATGACTGGTATATCAGTCAAAAAGACCCAAAATTCAAACTTCGTATTATATATCGGTCAATGGAGCGTAGTAGAACATACAAACTTGCTAAGTGGGTTTGTAGAAAGATCTTCTTAGATCATGGATATATTGTTCCTGTAAGTAAGTTGTTGGGCTGGACTGAGAAGATGACAAAGGATGAACATGACATATTTCTATTGTACAAGGACTACATGGAACAGATGGATGATGTCATTACAATCATTGATGGTCCAGAAAATCCTGTTGGTATTGCTAAAGACTTGAGAAGTCATGCGTTAAAGAATGGTGTGATTGAGCAGCTTGATGAATACAACAAGATTTACATTCCTAATGATGAGAATGAAGTGACTATTGTTGTTGTAGATCACCTAGGATTGCTCAAGACTACCAAAGAGCTCACCACAAAAAAGCAAACTATTGACAAGATGAGTGATGAACTCAGATATGCAAGAGACTTCTATGGCTATACTATTGTAGCTGTACAGCAGTTCAATCGTGACATTTCAAATCCTATTAGAATCAAGAATGGTGATGTAGAACCACAGCTAGAAGACTTCAAAGAGTCATCAGTTCCTCAAGAGGATGCTGACGTTGTTCTAGCACTATTTGATCCTATGAGATACAAAGTGTCTGATCCCAGTGGTTACAATCTTGACAGGTTAATTGATGAATATGGTGGTAAGTATTTTAGATCACTAAGACTCATCAAGAATAGTTATGGTGAGGATGACGTAAGAATTGGTCTTGGCTTTCTTGGCCAGATAGGTATGTTCAAGGAACTTCCCAAGAGGAAGGATATTACAGATGTAGATTATGAAAATGTTGTAAACAAAAGCTTCTTCTTAAATGATCAGCATAGCTCAACATTGCGATAAGTGTAAGAACATTACGAGTCACACCCTGAATAATGGTGTGATTTTGTGTTTAAAATGTAAAAAGCAAACAAAACTGAATAACAATGAAAAGAGAACAATTAGTAAAATTTCTGAAAGAACTACAGAGTGATGAATATGATCCTGAAGAAGTTGCAAGTATGAATAAATCACAGATAGTACAAGCTATTATTGATTGTGCATTATTCTACAAATACTATGATAATGACACTGAGGGACCAACGACAGGCTGAGTTTGCAAAAGCTTGGAAAGACAAAGGAGAATATGGTATTCTCTATTTGTGTCCACGATTTGGTAAGATTAGAACTAGCATCAATGTTCTAAAAGAGTTTACTAAAGATGCAGAGGTGCTTATTGCCTATCCAGACAATAAGATAAAGCAATCCTGGTTAGATGATTTCGAAGCTCTTGGATATGATAATGACAACATCACGTTCACAACACATCTTTCATTGAAGAAGTATGCAGGAAAGAAGTTTGACTTAGTGATTGTAGATGAGATACATCTTCTTAGTGAAGCACAGATTGAGGTGTGTCAAGACTTCTTTGACATTAACCAGAAAGTGCTAGGACTAACAGGAACTCTTTCTAAAGACACAAAGAATGTATTAGCAGACTATTTAGCATTGAATATTGTTGCTGAATATCCTCTTGAGAAGGCTATAGAAGAAGGTATCATCGTAGATTATGAAATCACTGTTGTCACAACACCTTTAGATAATGTTACTAATCAAATGTTTGGAACTAAATCCAAAACAGAGAAGCAACAATATGATAGCTATGGATGGGTGATTAACAAGATGCAGTCAGAACGCAGAGATACCATGTTTCTTAGACTAGCAAGAATGAGGCTCATACAATCTTCTTTAGCAAAGATGAATCTTACCAAGAAGTTGATTAGTAAGCACCAGGATGAGAGAATGCTCATATTCTGTGGTGTAACAAAGGTGGCTGATGGTTTAGGAATTCCTTCCTATCACAGCAAATCCAGCGAAAAACAATTGTTTAATGATTTCGCTGAGGGCAAAGGTAATCACATGGCTGTTGTGAAGATTGGCAACACAGGTGTCACATACAAACCCTTGAATCGTGTTGTAATTAATTACTTCGACAGCAATAGTGAAAACCTTGCTCAGAAAATACAGAGATGTACAGCTATGGAATACAATAATCCTGACAAAAAAGCTCAGATATACATTATATCAAGCAATGAACAGGTGGAGTTGAAGTGGTTACAGAAGTCTTTAGAATTCTTTGACAGAGAGAAAATTAAATTTGTTGACAGTAGGAATTTATAACCAAAAAAGTGTATATTTATAATCAAAAAAGTTAAAACCTAAAAATCAAAGCAAATGGCAAGTAAACTGATTGGGATTGTTGGAGAAACATCCACAGGAAAATCAACATCAATCAAACACCTAAATCCAGATGAAACGTACATCATCAACGTAGCTAAGAAAGAACTTCCCTTCAAAGGTTCTGAGAAGATGTACAATCCAGAAAAGAAAAATTACAAAGAAGTGGATGATGCCAATGAAATTTCTAGGCTTCTAAAAACCATTTCTGAGAAAGCACCACACATCAAGAACATCGTAATCGAAGACTCAAATTACATTATGGGTTTCACTATGGTTTCTAAAGCTACAGAGGTAGGCTATC